TTAGCTGCTCATCTTGAGACATAACTTGAACATAGTTATTTAACTTTTGAGATCTAAGTTTATTCTCAGCAGTCATGTTGGCTGAATCTGTAGCGGCCCTTTCAGCTAGGTTGGCAAGCTCCATCTGTTGCTCGTTGCCTAAGTTAGCTAGGTCCATTTGTTGAGCCATAGCCGCATTAGTCTTTTTAAAGTCTACTAAGACATTTAAGTTAGCTAATCGTGTTTGCTGTTCAGCGCTCATGTTAGCTCTGGCAGTCGCGTTTACTTCAGTTAATTCAGATAATTCTACTTTTAACTTTGCATCAAGATTTACTTCTTCCATACGCTGATTAAGTTCAGCTTGTCTTACTGATCTAGCTACTACATTATTTAAGCGAGTTAGTTCAAATTGATTGTCTGCTGTAAAGTTAGCGGCATCTGTAGCTGCTTTTTCTTGCAACATAGCCAATTCCATTTGCTGCTCATTAGACATGTTAGCCATATCCATCTGTTGAGCAAACTGTGCATCTCCTTTTCTAAACTCTACGAGAGTCTGTAGGTTAGTCAGCTTTTCTTGGTTTTCTGCTGTCATTGTATCTTTAGCAGCAGCATTCTTTTCTGATAAATTAGAAAGCTCTAACTGTAACGAAGAGTTTAAGTTGGCTTTTTCCATGTCCTGATTTAAGTCTGCTTGACGCATAACCTTAGCAATCTGAGCATTATAACCAGTTAAACGAGCTTGTTGTTCAGCACTCATGCTTTCGGAATCAGCAGCATTCATAGCTTGTAAGTTTGCTAGATCCATTTGAGCATTAGTATTTAATTCAGCTATAGCAGCTTGTTGACGCTGTGCAGACTCTTGCTGTGATTTCTGTTGCGCAGCTTGAAAAGTAGCCATCTCAGTTTGTTGTTCTTGTTGCGCTGTAGTAATAGTTGCTTGTTGGCTAAAAGAACCCTGCTGTACTTTAATCTCTTGCGCCATAGAAGCTGTCTGAGAAGCAGCAGTCTGACGATTAGCAAGGTTCTGCATACGCACAGTCATAGTATTTTGAGCAGAGCCTAAGTTAGCCTGTTGCTGATTACTAAGGTTCTGTTGTGCTCGCTGCTGAAGGGCCTGTGCGTTGCTCTGAGCCATAGGTAAAGCACTTTGAATAATAGCATTAAACAAAGCGTCACGGCCTACAGTAGACGCTGACAAGCCTCTCTGAGCCATCATCTGTTCTACTTGAGCCACCGCAGGTCTAGCCCATGCAGGAGTTTCACCGTCTTCCATACCAGCTAAAAGATTTTCCATCTGTACAGAAACAAGGGCTTCTTGAGGTAAAGCTGCTACCGCTGCGGTTACTTGTGGATCAGCTCCTTCATCTATTTGAGCCTGTACAGTTGCAGGGTCTTCAGAGATTGCAGCAGTAACTTCTTCAGGAACTCCAGCAACAACTGCCATCATGTCTGCCGCAGCTACTTTTCTTTCTTTGCCCTGTACAGCGTTACGACTTGCAGCAGCCATTGTAGGAACACCACCAATTTGAGAAGCATCTCCTTGAGGTGCTGTACCTGTAATAGCTTCACGGCCTTTAAAGTCTACTGAAGGAGCCGTTCCAAGTTCTGCTGCTGTACGCTCTGCTGCTGCTCCTATCTGTGCTTCACGGCTAGAAGCTTTGTCATAAGCTGGAGTATCCTCTATTTCAGTAGTACCACCATCAGGCGTGTAAGCAGAAGCAACAAAATTAGCCGTAGCTGCTGCTGCGGTAGGTAAACCATCTTCTGTAACATCTAAAGCTTGAGATATAGGCTGACCTGTAACAGGATCAATCCTTGTAGCAGCATCTCCTGATTGTACTGTACGCTCTTTAGTAGCAATTAAATCTTGATACTCTCTTAATTCTTCAACGCCTACGCCACGCTTGTCAGCCTCTAGCTTTAACTTAGTTATAGCATCTGCACTAATAGTAACGCCATCGCTTGTAGTAACAGCGGGGCCAGCTACATCAGCTACTTGCTGTGTTTGAGCTGTGGTTACACCTTCTGCATATTGCTTTATTCCAGAGGCTGCATTTTGTTTTGTTAATGCTGCTCCTTCTTTAACTGCAAGGCTAAAATCAGAAAGCATTTTTGATCTGTTTCTATAATTAGCAACAAGCTCATCATTTAACTTATCACGTTCTTCTGGTGTAGCTGCCCTACGTATTTTCTCTCTTATAGATCTTTCTTTATTAGCATATTGTTGCTCTGCTTGAGCTTTTGCAGTATAGACAGCTCTACCTGCTTCAGACTGGCTGTACTCTACTTTAGCCTGTTTATCGCTTAGTACACGGGGTTCTTCGGTGGGTCTTTGAGCCGCAGTACCTTTAGCAAGTGTTTCTTCAAAACTATCACGCTCTGCTGCTTTAGCCGCATCAGTAAGAGTTGCTGCACCAGCTTCGGCTTCTTTTATCTTAGCGGGTAAACCTGTTTCGGGGTCAATGTTTTTAGCACCCGTGGCTGTAACAAAATCACTTTCTTCTACTTCACCGGCTGTGTAGGTAGATGCTTTAGCAGCTTTAGAAGGCATTGTAAACTTATTAGAGTTAATACCCATCTTATCATAAAACTCTTCAGGGCTTAGCCGTGTAAAGCGAGCATCTCCTTCAAAACCCCAGCCTGCGTTATCAATAACATACTCACCTGATTTTTTATCATACGAGTAGTCCATCATTTTTTTAGGCGGGTTGCCAAACAACGGCTGTCGATCCATAGCATCTTGAATAATTGCAGCATGATCTACAACTTCATCACCCATAATGGCAGTTGTTGCTTTGCTAGTTGTAGAGGTTCCTGATGTAGCAGAAGGCCCTATAGATGCCTTTGTGTCTACCGCAGGAGTTCCTGTAGCAAGTTTTGATACATCACCGCTTTGAGTTTGCATGGTGCTAAAAGGATTTAAAGTTGTTTCATTAGTAAAACGCAGCATTTCTTCAGGCGTTTTTCCGCGTACATATCTTCCTTTTACATCTACATAATCATATAATCCAGTTTCTTTATTATAAGTAGCCGATCTTATATTGCCTTTTTCTTTAAAAGCTCTAGTCATTGCGCCAGAATCAAAACCTGTATCTATTTTTTGCGCCGTGGCAGCTGTAACTTCAAAAGGCTTTGGCTGAATTGCTAAACTATTTTTTGCAGGATCAGTAACCTTAATATCCTCTAAAGGAGTAGTATAGTCGTCATATCTGCGTTCTTGATCAAATCCGGGACCAACAGCAACACTACCAGTATTAAACTTTTTACGCTTCAAAGCAGTCAAGGCTTTATTTTTATTGCTCATAATATCTACTCTTTATCTTTTTTAAAAAGTTTCTGGACAGACTCTGTTTCTAAGATCCTAATACAGGTCCAAATAATGGTTGCTAAAGCAGCTAAAGGCGGTAGCCAACCAGCCAACGTACCTACTGTGCCACCGACAGCTATTGCATCTACCACTGCTTTAGTCTCCTCTTGCATTATTTTTTAGCCTTTCCAATTACCAGTGCAAACATCTCTAAAAACTTATATAATTTACCTATGATTTTATCATCCTTTGGTGTAGGAGTCAAAGCTGTAATAGCGCTACAAGCCGTCACAAGAGCTGTTAAAGCATTTATATAATCTAGTGCATTAGTCATTACCACGGTACTCCTGATGCTTGAGTCGGGTTTTTATCTGCTTCAATTTTTGCTGCTAATGAAGCTTCCATAGCATCTTTATCTACGCCGTTAGCCCAACACCAATCTAAAACATTAGCTTCTGTAACGTCTGAGTAGGCTACAAAGCCTTCTGCAGATGCGTCAGGCTCAAAGCCACATGTACCATAACTGGAAGCTGAGTAGGTTACAGCATCGTCACCAGTGCCTACAGTCTCTGACTCAGATACGCGCCAGTGAGCTATCAATACTCCACCGTCTGCAGTTGCTCTTTCTAGTGTACTGATTTTCCATGTTGCCATTATACTTCTCCTTCTTGTGATGCTTCAAAAGCTGCGATAACTTCAGCCGTGTGAACCACTGCACAAATCGCTTGGACTTCTGCTGACTCTCCGCTGTAGTCCTGACCAGCCGTGATGACGTGCCTGTGGAAGCCAGAGGATAGCTCTACGCCGTCTTCCATTACTTTGGTGCAGGTTCGTACTTGTACTGCCTTGTACTCGCCTACGATTTCAATCTTGTCTTCTGTTATTACTTTTTCTAATGCCATTTTGTTTCTCCTGTCTGTGCCTACCGTCCGATAGGCGTATGGTTGTTATGCTGTTGTTCCTACGATACCGATTGATAAAGAACTAGTTCCAGAAGAAGATCCTGCCGCAGAAATAGCTAGCGTAGTACCTGATAATGCTGCAAAACCTTGTCTGGCATATACGTCAATATCTTCTGTAATAACTGTACTGGTTCCAGCTTTAGCTATAGTGAATGGGATGCCTGCGATTGATGCATAACTAGAAATTTGAATATCGGTTGCGCCGCTTGTGCTATCAATAAATAAGCTAATAAAAACCTGCCTACCTACTTTAGTGTAACTGCCTTGAAACCTGAGATTAGTACCGCTAATTGCTCCAGCACCTACAGATGCAGTCCAAGTACCTTCCTCATAGTCATCCAGCTTGTTCGCCGCAGTTCCGTCTTGACCGAAGTAAATACCTGAACCGCTATCTATCTTAATGCCGTCGTTGATGTATGCACGACCTGATAGGTAGAGGTCTTTGAAGCGGGCCGCCGAAGTTCCTAGGTCAATAGCGGCATCTCTAGCCGCACCGCCGCTTGGAGACTCTGGGAATATGCGGTCGCCACCACCATCGTAGAATAGTCCAGTGTCGCCTGAGCCAACAACTAAACCACTTGCGCGTGTACCAATACTACCTACTTGACCATCCGCATTTTCAAAAACTTGGATTGATCCATCGTCATTAGTTCCAGATCCTATCCTTCGCGCATAAAGTGCCGGACCGTTATCTCTAGTGTGAATTGCGAAGCTGCCAGCTCTTAGTTCGTGACCAGCAACACCGCCATCAGAAGCAGTTTTAGACACCAGTAGGTTCCCACTGGAATCAAGGCGCATCTTCTCGCCAGTACTATGCGAAAACGTCATCGGGTTAGCACTGTTCCCTCTAAACTTTATTTCGTCACCTTGGTTCTCAATAAACAGTGTGTTTTGTTCAGCACTATCAATAAGAGCTATGCCTTTTGAGTCTGCTGTTTGCTGAACAACCAATGTTCCTAACGCCCCAAAAGACCCGCTTGTTCCTAACAAAAGATGACCTGATGAGTCTATGCGCATGCGTTCTGAACCGCCAGTAGAAACAGTAACAATACCATTGCCAGAGGTAGCATCTAAATCCCAACCAGCACCAGCAGATGCTGTAGCGAAAGACGTTATTGCCAGTGGTCTGTTATCTGTTCCATAGATGTTTACGTTGCCATTGGAATCAATGCGCATGCGTTCTGAGGTGTTAGTAATGAAATACATATCATTGGTAGCAACGCCAATCATGTTGCCATCATTAGTGCTGTTGCTATCTTCAATAATAATGTTTGCTTCTGCGTCTGAACTCTCAAATTTAGCTGTGTAGTTGTACGCACCACCAGCAACTAAAAGCCCTACGTTATTCCCACTTTGAGTAATCTCAAGGTTTGCACTAGGCGTACTCGTCCCGATTCCTACATTTTCACTACTATCAATTGTAATAGCTGTAGCATTACTATTATCTACAATACCCGGAGTGCTGGATAACTCTATGGGGATTTCTGTTAAAGCCATTGGCTATTCTCCTGTTTGTGCCTGCCGTCCACTAGGCGTATGGTTGTTTAATCATTTGTAAAATAAGATACACAGCCCTCAAAATATAAACCAGACTGATTATCTACTAAAACATTTGTCCAATTTCCATCGTCTTTAGTCTGGATTAGATAAAAGTCAGTAGAACCATTGACTATGTCTATAGCGGGTGAAAAATACCCGTCAGCGGGTGAAAATAAATTCTGGCCGTAAGTTGATACTACTCCTCTAAAACCTCTACTGGCGTAACCTGCTGGTGTAAATGGAAGCCCTGAGAATTTTAAAACTCCAGTCGCGTTCGTTAATTCAGTATTAGCTACCATTATTTGACAAGTAACTAATCTACCTATTTTAGTGTAGAACCCACCTCTACTACCGCCAGCATTAGTTCCAGCAGCAACAGTTCCAGAAAGAACTAGAGTGAACTCGCCTTCCTCATAGTCATCCAGCGTTTTGCTTGTGACTGCGCCGCCAGTAGCTCCGAAGACTACACCGCCTGATAGGTAGAGGTCTGAAAACTGATTATTGGGGGTGCCCAATGATACGGTGCCGCTTGACTGCTCACCAGAGGCTCCTCTTGGTAAAACAATAGAGCCAGACACCATGAGGCTTTTAGTTCCATTACTGAGATAAATATCTCCACTGCGAACACCAATATTTCCTACGGCTGCGCCCGCCTTATTTATAGCGATAGCCACACCGTCTGAGTTTTGGCGGTTGACGATTAGGGCTTCATGACCCGCAGTGCTTGAAGTAGTCTCAATGTTCGCGCCGACTACAGAATTGGTCACAGCAAGCCTTGTATATGCTAGTCCGCTGTTACCGATTCCCAGATTCCCACCGGCATCCAGCACCATTGATTGTATGCCGCTGCCGCCGTTAGATGTTGCCTGATAGAAACCAATTGTGCCTCTGTTGCTAGTGTCTGGACCACGAGATTCAATGTTGAAAAGAGTACCATTGAAGCTCAAAGTTCCTGAATTTGCGCTAGTTGTTGTTGTTCCTAAAACTCTAATAGCTCCAGAACTTTCTAGTTTTTCATTTGGTGCTGAAACCCCGATTCCCACGTTCCCACTGGCATCAATGCGCATGCGTTCTGTGCCATTAACATCAAACCGTGTGTAGACTTGTGAAGCAATTTTTATAGGGTCATTTGAAGTCTCAATTGTTCCAAAATCATTGTCAGCGAACAGTTGTAACGACCTTGCATTATCTGCTCTTGATAATTTGAGTTTACCTCCTGCTCCAATTTCTAATGCTTGGTCGGGGTCTGTAATTCCGATTCCCACGTTGCCCGTAGCACCTTCAATGCGCATGCGTTCTGCGGCCCCTACCCTGAACACCATGTCGTTGTCAAGAGCGCCTAACGCAGTCTCTGTGGTAGTGTCATTATCTTCAAACTTAATTAGCGCATAAGCATCTGTTGATGTGAATGTAGCTACATTGTTTGCAGTTCCAGAGTTTACGTGGAGTGCGGTCGCTGGCGAACTCGTCCCGATTCCCAAGTTGCCATCTGCTGTCAGCTGCATTTTTTCAGTATTGTTCGTCAGGAATCTAACTTCATGATTTGTCGTTGTGCCGAAGGTGATGGCGGTGTTTGTGTCATCGTAAGCAATTTTTCCTGCAACTGCGCCGCCGCTCCGTTGGAAAACCAAAAGAGGCGTATTTACGAGGGCGTTAGATGTAAAGGTGGCAACAGTTGATCCTGAGCTTGCCCCGTCAACAACAAGCCCATCCGCCGTGACCGTACCCGTGACATCTAAAGCCGTAGCAGGACTTGTATTAGCAACACCGACTCTATTAGCAGAAGCATCAATAAATAATGTACCTGCATCAATATTTAAATCTACAGAAGCTGCATCGGCTGATAGCATCCCTGTTGAAACTTTAGTTAAAGCCATTGGCTATTCTCCTATTAAGATTCTAGTGCGGCGATACGGGCGCGTAGTGATTGGATTTCTTTGAGCATCATTGGGACTAGCTTGCTGTAGTCAACGCCCATCATTTCTTCTGAGTCTTCTGGAGCTGATACTGCTTCAGGTGCAACAGCCTGTAGCTCCTGTGCAACCATGCCGTAGTCTTGATGTGAGCCGTCTGCCTTCCAATCAAACTTTCGTACTTGGATAGCGTCTATCTTGCTACCAGCGTCATCAGCGTCTACGATGTTTTCCTTGAGGCGTTGGTCTGATGAGGTGTTGTAGGCTGTGGCTGAACCACTTGTTGAAACTGAACCAACTCTACCGTTTCCGTTGTAAAAACCTATTTGTAAAACTGAACCAGTTGATGGAACAGCACATCTAATAGATTCATCTGTCGCACCACTTGACGCGCCTCTTATTGCTACGCCTAATGTATTGTTAGCAAAAGCGCTTACACCCACCAGTAGGTTCCCAGCATCATCAAGCCTCATTGCTTCTGAAAACGAACCACTGGTATTTGAATGAACCTCAAAAACTAGAGCCGACTTGTTTCCGCTAGTATTAAAAGATCCAATTCTTGAAGACCCGTCACCATGTTCGGTGCCTATTTCAATGTAAGTTTTTCCAGTGTCTCCGTAGTTATGTGCAGAAAATTTAGCAACTGTTTGGTCGCCACCAGTGCTTTTGTGAACTTCTAGTAATTGGCTTGGATCTGTGCGACCAATTCCCACGTTCCCACTGGCATCGATGCGCATGCGTTCATCAACGCCTGAACCTGTTGAAAATGCTATCGCGCCATTAGTGCCGAATGCCTCAAATTCTAATACGTCACTGTTGCTGTAAATTGCAGTATTGATGTCGTTTGGCGAATTAACATCTGATAGCTGTAAAGCTCCTGCGCTGGTGATGCGCATGCGTTCTGAGCCAGCCGTAGAAAACGCAAGGATATTGGACGCAACATTGAACATCCCAGTGTCAGTGTCATCGTGAAATGCAAATGCAGGAAGTGCAGCGTTTTCTCGACCTGCAAGAAACGCTGAGTTTTCTGCTCTGATATGGTCGTTTACATTTAGCAAACACCCAGTATTAGCTGTCATGCCAATACCAACTCGTCTACTGGAATCGATGCGCATGGCTTCAGTTACGGCATTGGTTGTTTGGTCATGGTAATTAAAAGTAATTGGAGAATTGCTACCTACAATATTTGCTCCACCGCCAACACAGTTTAAGAACATCTTATTACTGCCCGTAGAACGAAATACTGTAATGCCTTCATTGTATTTCAAGCTATCTTGAGATGAAGCTACGTTAAGTTTTGAGTTACTAGTAGTCGTCCCGATGCTGACGTTGCCTGTATCCCGATCAATAATCATGCGAGTTAGATCTGTATTGTTACCAACTTTGAAATGTAATTTATTATCGCCGCCATCATAGACAAGCTGCGCACCTACATTACCTGTCCCAGCTTCGGTCAGGAATAAACTAGCGTCATTTCCACTCGTCGCCTCAACGCGAACGGTTGCGTCTGCTGCACCAGATACGTCGATGCCTGTGGCTTTTACACGGAGACGCTCAGTTAAGCTGCCAGTTGATTCGCTAGTTTTGAAAACCACCTCACCGCTTACAGGAGAAGCAGCAGGTTGTACTGTAGACATGGTTGCCTTAACAGCGTTACCACCACCACTATCATCGTCAGAATAAAATTCAATAAGCCCTAAATCACCACCTGCGGATATTGTCCCTGAACTGTTTGCCAGCCTAAAGACAGGTGCAGTGGAATTTTCAAGCGTAAGCCCATCGGCTGTCAGAACCCCAGTCACGTCGATGCCTGTGGCGGTTGTGAGAAACTTTTGACTTCCGTTGTGATATATCTGAACACCTGCGCCTTCGTTGGCTCGTAAGTATTCTGTAGAGCCATCAGGCTGTCGTAAAATTAAATCATTACCTGCTTGTAGGATTAAGTCGCCTGCACCTACATCTGCGATATAACTATGGTCACCATCATGATAAATCTGTAGGTCGCTGCCAGCTCCGAAGATGGCTTTTTCACTGTCTGCAAAAGTCAACGAACCCGGAAGCGTAAGATCTCCAGACAACTTAGCAGATGTAATAGTACCATCTACAGGTACGTTTACTTCTGTCTGAGTCATAGTCATTACTTCTACAGCACTGCCAGTTGGAGGAGCCGTAGAGAATGTTAGAGTAGTTCCAGAGATACTATAGTTAGATTTGCTCTGATATACACCATCAATAAATACTTGAGTATTATTTTCGTTAACAGGATTTATAGACAACGTAAGCGTAGTATCGCTACCGTCGCCTGTCATACTGTCAATGTTTAAGTTAGATCCAGATACACCAGCAGCTACGCTGTAGACTACTAGCTTACGTCCACTAACAGGCGCAGCACTTAATGTAAGTGTAGTTGTGCCTGCAGAAGTAGCAATGCTATAAGCGCCTTGTTCTTGGAATACACCGTCAATAAAAACAATTAAGTTATTTTCTGATTCTGTAGACTGACTTAAAGCAAAAGCAGTAGTAGAGCCGTTACAAGTAAATACATCATGGGTAAAAGTGTTAGTACCTCCACCGCCGATAGCACCCCAAGCATCTGTATAGCCTTCAAACTGAGCTAAAGAAGTGTTATATCTAAAGTAACCTGCTGCAGCACTTCCGGGTCTTTGAGCCGTAGTACCTACAGGAACATGTACAGCGTCTGTGTTGGCTCCTAAGTCTAAAGACACATCAGGAGATGTTTGATTAATACCAACCCTGTTGGCGCTTACATCAGCAAACAATACACCGCTATCTACATTAACGTCTCCAGAGAATGTAGCAGTTGTAAAAGTTGTAGGAGTAATGTTTGCAGTACCGTCAAAGCTTACACCACCAATAGTTCTAGCAGTCTCTAAAGCTGTAGCAGTTGCTGCGTTTCCTGTAGTGTCTTGATTAAGAGTACCAATTACAAAGTCTAGTGTGTTATCAGAATCATCGTAAGTAACCGAAATATTAGTTTCAGTATTAGAGCTAACCATAGCTCCTACAGTATCTGCAATAACTTCATCTAAAGCCGTACCGTTTACAGTAATTGCATCGGCTTCTAAAGTACCATCAATGTCTGCATCGCCTGAAATATCTAAACTAGAACCAGTAATAACTGTACCCGTAATAGCAGCAGCACTGGAACCACCTATTACAGCGCCATCAATAGTACCTCCGTCAATGTCAGGAGTATTTATATCAGGTGAAGTAAGTACTTTGTTTGTAAGAGTCTGAGAACCTGTAAGAGTTGTAACAGTACTATCAATAGCAAATGTAACTGCGTTTCCTGAACCAGAGGTATCAATACCTGTACCGCCTGTAAAGGTCATAGTCTCGCTATCTAAGTCAATACTTAATGCACCTCCAGTGTCTCCTTGGAAGTCAAAATCTTGAGCAGTAACTTGAGCATCTACATAAGCTTTAACAGATTGTTGGGTAGGCACAAGCGTAGCGCTGTCTGAAGACATATCATCTTCATCTACGAAAGCCGTAATAGTAATCGTACCATCAGATAAGTTAGCGTAAGTAATATCACCTGCACTAGAACCACCAATAGTTACACCGTCTATAGTGCCGCCATTAATATCAGTAGTAGTAAGTACAGAGCTTGCAACTGTTACAATGCCTGTTGAGTCTGCAATAGATCCTGCAGCCGTACCGTCTTTAGCTTTTAAAGTAGTTACTTCAAGATTTGTAGTATCTACTGTAGTGGCATTAACTGATGTAATGTTACCTGTAGTTGATGTAAGTGTAGTAATAGTAGTAGCGGCAATAGTCCCGCCTTCAACTTTGTCACCAGAGATTTGATCGTCTGCAAGAGTTAATGTACCCGCTGAAACATTTAAAGTTTTTCCTGATCCTACTGTAATGTCTGATGTTGCAATAGTTGCTCCATCAATTGTACCGCCGTTAATATCGGCTGTGTCGGCTACAAGGCTATCAATATTAGCTGTGCCATCAATGTATAGATCTTTCCACTCAGAACCTGATGCACCTAAGTCATAGGTATTGTCGGCGCTAGGGAGCAAGTTAGAAGCTACATCAGCGCTAAAAGCAACAGTATCTGAAGCAGCGTCACCAAAAGTTAAGTTGCCTGCAATAGTTGCATTGCCTGTAACAGTTAGATTACCACCTACGCTCAAATCACTTGAGAGTGTTGCTACTCCTGTGACCCCTAAAGTTCCAGCAACCGTGGCGTTGACATCGACATCGAGAGTGTCAATATGAGCGGTTCCATCCAAGAATAAATCTTTGAACTCCAATGAGGATGTACCCAAATCAATGTCGCTATCAGTAACAGGCACAATCGCACCATCTTGAATCCTGATTTGTTCAACAGCCGTTCCACTAACTTCAACGAACACCCCCCATCTATTATTCGTAGAGTCTACTACAATTTTATTTTTAAAATCTAAGTCACCAATCTGAGGAATATTACCGCCTTGTGCTGCGGTTCCATCGTGCCTATGACCAGTAGTAGCACTGCTAGTAGCAGAATATGCAAAAACATTAGCTAACTGATTATATTCGTTGTTAAATAAAGTTGCTGTAATCGTATCTCCGTCAGCAAATGTACTTTGTCGGGTATAGCTCTGAGCCATTTATTATCTCCTTCCTGATGGAGTGTAGTCTACGTAAAGACCATTCACTGTATAGGGTGCTAGTTTATCTGTGCTTGTTATTATAAAACTTACAGTGTTTCCACTGCCTTGCACTGCTTGTCTAATTAGAGGGTCAGAAGCTGCTCCAAATACGTTAGCCCCAAACTTACCTGTTCCAAAAATACTAGGTAGCGGTATGCTATCTAAAACATAATCTAAAGGCTGTGCAATTGTAGGGTCTTCATAGTCATAACGTACACGTAGTGTAGGCTGTATTCCGCCTTCTGGACTTACAGAAACTCGCACATACCGAATAGTTTTTTTAGTACCTACATCTCCAAAATCTAAATTAGGTGTTTGGTAGGCTGAAGTTACATCAGCAGGAGTACCTCCATAATCAAAAGAAGTACCATCATCATGATTGTAAATATACCCGTCTGTGTCGCCATGCCATGTTTGTTCAATACCATCTGTGTCTAAATCTGAAGTTAAGGCCGTAGCTTTAATACCTTGAGTTTCTGAGAACTGAAACCCGTCATTAGTTAAGGTAGCTATAACGCCTTTAGCAGCAGTATTAGCTGTGCCATCTGTATTATAAAATAATCTGTATTGTGACTTACTTCTTAGTACGGCACTTGTGACATCTAAATTATCTATATTAGCAGCTATGCTTTTAATAGTAGGCTGGATAGGTCTACTTACAGTCCCTAACTCAACGTCCCCAATTCGTACCGTACCTGCAACAGTTCTTAACCCATCAGGGCTTAGGAACAACAAGTCACCTGCAATTTCCTGAATACTCTGGGCATCCATGCAACCTACGTTTTTTGTAACCGGCTGCACTACAATTGAGTTAGAATCATTTATATTAAGAAGCTTAAATATACTATTTCTACAAAAAATAATTAAGTCATCACGAAAACTGGCTAGTCCTACTACCTGATCTTCTAAGACAATAGATCCTGCACCAGTACCTGAGAAGTTATCAGGGTCGTTAGTATGGCTATAATAAATAGTGTTAGAAGCTGCACCAGCACCAGCAACTACAAAATGCTTATCGTGTATAGTACCTACTGCTGGAGCAATACTGCCTGATACTGTAACCTCACCTGCAAAAAAAGTTCTTGTGTTTAGATTACCTGTACCTGTCATTCTAAAAAAGTAAGGTTTATTAACGCCGTCACATATAAGAATTTCACCGTAATCAGAAAGACCTTCAAAGAATGAAAAGTTAGTCTGTTTTTGATCAGTACGTGCTAAATCTGAACGACCTGTAAAAGTAGAATAGTTGTCGCCGCTGCTGTGTACGCTGGATTTTGATATTGAAATCCATGAAGTACCGTCTTGACTGAAAAATATACCAGTACCTGAACAAACTATTACGCCGTCTGCATATCCTCTAATACCTAATACTTTATTAGACCCGTTAGGTTTAGCGGCTGAAGCACCACCAAACACACTGAAGCCGTTAATTCGTCTGTAACCACCGTCAGTATCTACCTCAAAGTTTGTAAGCTTAGAAGCAATTCCGGGCTGACCAAGCATCTCAAGCTGGTTAAGGCTGG